CCGTCCGCGACCCGGCAGAACGCGAGGAAATCCTCTTACTTCTGACCGCCCACATCTGTGCATTATTCGGTGGACCGTTGGGCGGCGGCGGGTTTGGCCCGCAGATCACATCGACGATCAACTCGAAGAGCGTCGACGGCGTCAGCCTGTCGGGCGGTGGCCTGGCGGCTGGGATCACCGGCACGCAATCTTGGTATCAGCTTACCAGGTACGGCCAGTTGGCATGGATGAAGATGCGTGCGCACCGGCTGTTCCACTATGTCAGTGGCGGTCAGCGCACGATCACCCACCCGACGACCTCGTGGCCGTGGGTCATCGGCTGGCATCCGCAGGGGATCATGCAGGGCGGCTGGGGCCTTGGCGGCGGCAAGTGGGCCTGCCGGCCGATCATCATCCAGCCGCCGCCAGGCCCGCCCGGACCTCCCGGCCCGCCCGGCCCGCCCGGCCCGCCGGGCGTTGTCCAGGCCAAGGTCTACGCCGACCAGGTATCGATCATCGGCGAGGGCAGCGAGGACGATCCGCTCAGCGTGCGCGATGTCGATGCCGGCAATTTCGACAATGGCGCCACCGGCGCGGTCGGCGACATTGGTGACACCGGGGCCATTGGGCATAACAGCCGCCCCGGCCGGCGCCGGATGCGTCGCCGCGACGACGAATTTTGATACATTTTTATTCACTGGTTAGCCGCTAACCGGCTGACATGTCGACAATCGTCTAATGAGCGCCGCGCTCATTAGACGCCGCAATCGGGTCAGTCTCTCATGACCCGATGGCCGGCGTGAGCCGGTCGCGAAGCGAGCCGGTTGGGGCCGGCTCGTTGCTTTCCACAGAGCGTAAACTCGGGGCGGGTTGTGGAACCCTCCCGTGCCCGCCCCCTTTTCGCAAGAAAAAAGGGCGACCTCGGAAGGCCGCCCTTAGTCGCATGCTCGGATCAGTCCAGTGTAAACCGGACGATACGCTGACGCTTGCGGCGCAGTTTTAGTTCCGCTTTTTGCGCCGACGCCAGGCCGGTCTTGGCCCGGCGCAGCCGGGTTTTCCAGGCCTTGACCCGCGCCACCGCCTTGTCGTGCTCGGCGATGAGCGGGTCCGGCTTGGGCGCGACCGGCCTGGCCGGCCGGGGCGCCCTCGGCTTGGGGATGAGCTTGCCGTCGAGCCAGCCGGACTTGACAACGTGCTCGATCATCTCCCGCTCCAGCGCCCGGTGGTTGTCGCCGTGCCCCGGATCGCGCGGCCGCAGCCGGCGGTGGAAGTCGTGCGACAGCTCGTGCACCAAGGCATCCCAGCCGCGTGGCGGGTTGACGTAGATCACCCCGCGCCGCATGTCGTTATAGCGGTGGCCCGAGGTCACCTTGACCTCGACCTTGCCACCGCCGCGCGGCACCGGCCGGCCGCGCCGCTCAAACTGCACGCGCCAGAGAAACTGGCGGTACAGTAGCCGGGCCGCCTTGATCGCCTCCGCTTCGCTAAGCGGCGGGATCGTGGCGACGGCCGACCAGGCGTTGCGATCCATCGCTCGGTAGATCGCGGTGCTGGTGCGACGGCCAGGCTTGACCGCCGCACCCGTCGTGGGTACGCTTTCCATCTGTCGTTCTCCAAGATGACAATCAACAAGGTGCCGGGGGCTGCAACCCCCGGCACCATTATAATAGCATAATCAGAGTATTAGGGCAAGTGGCGACTTGTCGCACTTTATGCTTATACTGTAGTTGTCTGTGCTTGACTTGATTACTTCTAGCGGTTCTTAAATGGATCCCGCAGCGCCTTCTTGGCAAGACTTCAAAAGTCCTGGTTTAAGTAGTCAAGGGCCGTTTGGCCCGGTTCCAACGTCTACCCCCTTGTGGGTGACTTGGCTGCTAATGATCGGGCCGAACCGGCCGCCGGGGCGATCTCCTGTCTGGGTCGACCTCGGCGGCTTGTTCCTGCTACGATCGGCGACCATCGAGAGATAGGGGGCCGTCATTCGCATTCTCTTTACCCTCTCCTATCTCTACCTCCCGTACACCCTCGCCGGCACCGAAACCAATACCGACCAACTCTGCAAAGCGCTGATCGGCCTTGGCCATGAGGTCGCGGTGCTCTCTGGGCTGTCGCGCAAGACCTGGATCGGGATCCGCAACATGGTGCGCTGTCGGCTGCGCCGCACCGATCTCGGCGCGCCCGACGATCTGTGCGGCTATCCGGTGTATCGCAACCCGCACGGCCTCTACAATCTGCGCCGGGCCGCCGCCGAGCTGCTGCGCGCCTTCGAGCCGCATGTCGTCGTCGCCCAGCACCACGACGCGGTGGGGATCGCCGAGATGGCCCGCCAGGCCGGGATCCCGGCCGCCGTCTATGTGCACTCGTCCGACCTTCCGTGGGTCGGGCTGCGTAGCAAGATGATCAAATATCGCTTCAAGTTTCTCGCTAACTCGCGCTACATCGCCGAGCGGCTGCAGCGTGAGTACGGGATCGCGGCGCCGGTGATCTACAACCTGTTCGACCCGGCGCGCTACACGCCCGCGATCCCGCGCGAGATCCCGCCCCGCGAGCGGCTCTTTGCCACCTTTATCAACCCGCACCCGCTCAAGGGCGACGAGATCGTCCTGCGCCTGGCCGAGACAAACAAGCACATCCCGTTTCTGTTTGTCGGCGGCTGGCTGCAACACCGCCCCGACAAGGCGTTTCGCCAGCGCGTGCGCGCCGCCGGCAACATCACCTGGACCCGCACGACGACCGACATGCGTCAGGTCTATGCCCAGACCAAGGTGCTGCTGGTGCCGAGCCAGATCGAGGAAACCTGGGGCCGCGTCGTCACCGAGGCGCAGTTTTCCGGGATCCCGGTGCTCGCCGCCAATCGCGGCGGCCTGCCCGAATCGGTCGGCCCCGGCGGGGTCATGCTGCCCGATGATGTCTATGGCTGGGAGGCGGCGCTGCGCATGATCTGGCGCGACGGCGACTATTGGCAGGCCGTCTCCGACAAGGCTCGTCAGCACGCCGCGCGCGACGAGATCAAACCCGAGAACGTGATCACCAGGTTTGTCGACGAGATCGGCCGCCGCTGATGTCCAGGTCGCGCCGCTTTATCACCCTGCACCCGCGTCAGCGGAAATTTATCTGCGACGCGTTTGTCTGCACGCGCTGCGGTCAGCATGTCGAATCGCTGCCCCCGGTCGACCCACCGCCGACGGTCTGCGCGATCTGCCGCTGCCTCGACGCGATGGATCTCGACCCGGCCGAGCGGGAAGACCTCAGAGAGCGGCTCTGCGGGGCCAGGGCAGCGCTCTGAGCACCCGGCCGCTATCCCTGTAGCTCGATCGCTTCCGGTGGCTGTACGGGCCTGGCAGAGGCCCTGGCGACGGGCTATACTGGGCGTCCCTACAACCTCATTAAGCTAGTTTAGCTGGGTGGGTGCGTAGCACGAGAGACTTGGCCGCCACGCGCGGCCAATTTTTTAACCGGAGGCGACGATGAGCGCCACGAGCAAACGCTTCATCCTGCGCGACAACGAAACCGGCAACGAGTACCCGGTCGACGAGCCGATCCCCGATGATATCAAGCGCGACGTGCTCGGCGACGACGCATTCGACGAAGACGACGACGATGAGCTGTTTGCCTGCCCGGCCGAGCGCCAGGTCGAGACGCTCCGCGCGTTGGTCGATCGCCTGGCCGGTATCTGCGAGGATCTCAACCGGCGCATCGGCGCCTTGGAGAAAAAAGCCGAATGACGGTGCTTACCCGACGCAACGTGCTGCTGCACGCACCATTGGCGGCGGCCGCAGCCTCGTATCTTGGGAGTCATGCCATGCCTGACAGCGAACCGCGCAACCCGATCGAGCCGCTCGATGCCAAGGACGCCGGCATCGTCGAGCCGACCGGCAAGGCCGATATCGTCGACCTCCCGGATGACGCCAAGGGGTTTCATCCGCCGCTCAACGAGCCGCAGCCCAAGGGATTTGTCGAGGCGGCGGCCAAGCTGGCCAAGGTGGCCGAGCCGGATTTTAAGCTCGATCGCGGCTGGGTCAGTGTGTTCCGCGACGATTTCCGCCAGTCCAATCTCAACATGCGGGATTGGTGGACCCGGATGATCTTCAACCAGGGCACGCAGGATTTTCTCAACGACGAATGGCAGCGCTATCGCGAGCAGGGCAACCACGTCATGAACCCCGACGAGGGCCTCAGGCTTACTGCGCTGCCCCATAACGGGTGGTACTGGCCGAGCGGCTGTATCCGCTCAAAAGACTGCTTTAATATTTCCGATGGCAATGAGTGGTATTTTGAGGCGCGGATGAAGGTGCCGCGTGGTCAGGGCACCTGGTCGGGGTTCTGGCTGGCGGCGGATCAGCGCCCGGCCGATCTCGGCAATTGGAACGCCTACCCGGCCTGGCCGCCCGAAATCGACATCATGGAAGTGGTCAACAACGCGGTCGAAGACCGCACGACGATGCTGCATCTCAACGTGCACGCGCGGCAGTGGCCAAACCCGCCGCAGGCCAACCGGGCGATCTCGGCAGTCGAGAATTTTAGCTGGGAATGGATGGTCTACTGGGCGCCCTTCGACCTGGCGGACGATTTCCATCTGTACTCGTGCCACTACCAGCGCCATCGCCCGCGCGAGGCGACGATGACCTGGTATCTCGACCGGAAATTTATTGCGAGAGTAAATTACGACTGGGTCAACGACGATGGCCTGCCGAGCGGCCCGGCGCATGTCATGGCGCAGCTCTCGGTCGGCGGTAATTGGGCGGGTCGGCACGGGGTCGATAACACCGCTTTCCCGCAATACACCAGCATCGAGCATATCGCAGTCTATCAAAAGCTCCCGCAGAGCGTCATCGGGCACGATCTGCTGCCGACCTAAAAGTGTCATACGGGAGCGTTCCGCTCTTGTATGCGTTTGGCCAATTATGGCGAATGTGTGGCCGTTTAGTTGGATCAAGCGACACTGGCAAGCCAGCCAGCGGCAGATCGATATCGATGTCCTGTGGCCCTCGGTGCGCACCGCCGCCGATGGCAACCTGGTGCACGCGCACGAGGCCTTTCGCCTGCATGTCGCGCTCGATCCGGCCTGGCGCGATCTCCCCGAGGCCGAGCGCGAGCAGATCATCGAGGGGCTGCGGTAATGGCCTGGGTGGCGTGGGGTTACCCGCGTGTCTGGGTCTGGCTCGATCCGTCGCGCGACCAGCGCCGGTGGCCGCCGCCGGCCCTTTGCGCCCGCTGCGGCGAGCGGCGCTATCTGGTGTGCATGCCGCTCTTGGAGCGCGCCGATCTCTGTGACGAGTGCGCGCGGACAGAGTGGTACAAGGCAGCGGGTTCGACGACCCGGCATGTGCTGGACGCACGACGAGCGCGCGAAGACCGAAAAGGATGAGGCGGCCCCGGCGCCGGCGCCGCCTCTCCCGTGGGGTTTCCCGGCTGTCACCCACCCCGGTTTTTTACCCGGCACACCGCCTGTGGTTGTCCGCTCTCAGTCGCCACATCAGCGGTAGGAGGCGTCCCCGACGCGCCGGGTTGCGGCCTGCCAGCGGCCGTTATAGCCGTGCTCCGGGCACAAAAAAAGCCCCCCGTCGCCGGGGGGCCTAATGCCATTATCGGTGCAAGTGACGTTGAACCGATCGTCGGAGCCTAACGAACCACGACATGACTGTCGAGGATCTTCGTGTTGAGGTCGAGCAGTCGCTGCACCAGGCCGATATAGCTGTCGAGCATCTCGGTGTGCCGGTCGGCGGTCGCCGCCGCGTCGCCCTCGATCGCATAGGCGGTGAGCCATAGCGCCGTCACATCGGCGAGGATCCCGGCCTGGATCTCGGGCGGCCGGCCAAGCAGATGCGGTTTGATCACCGGCCAGATCATCGTGTTGCCGATCGCGATGACCTCGCGCAGATCGTCATGCGGGTGTCGCGGTGGGCCGACCGGGTCGGCCGTGACCGTGACCTGGCCGCGCGGCGCCATCCCGGACTCCTTGTTGTTGATGTGCGCGGTCCCCCTCGGTCGTTTGATCGCCATCGCTCCCTCCAGACACAAAAAAAAAGCGCCACCGGGGGTCCACCCGGTGGCGCATTGTATCAGTAATCCCAAGGTAGCCGGTCGGTCATTGCCCAGGCTCGCTCGTGGCGGGCCGGGCTGGCGATCGGGTCGCCAGTGAGGCCGCGCTCGATCATTTCGCCGACCCGCTCGGTGTAGCCGTACATTTCACGCTCGGGCACATTGCCCTCGGCGCATTGGTAGAGCAGGCATTGCAGCGCCTTCCACATCTCGCCGTCGCTGTAGTCGCCGTCGTGCCAGACATACGGCGGCGGGGTCATGTCCCAGGTTTCGTCGGCGTCGTCGTAGCGGGCGCGCACCGCCTCGCGGTTCATCGCCTTTAATTCCTCGCCGATCTCGTTGGGCGGGATGTCAAGCTTGAACGAAGCGGCGACCCGGTCAAAGGCCGTGACGCAGCGGTGGATGGTATCGTCGGAGACGATAAAGGCGCTCATGGCAGTTGCTCCCGGATGGCGTCTTGTTGGCAGTAGCCGGTGTGGTCGAGCTTCTCGCGAAGCTCGGGCACCAGCCGGCACAGGTCGGTCAGGATCCAGCTTTCCGACCACTGGCGAAATTCAGCGGCCGCCTTCTCGTGGGTAAAGGCGTCACGCCCCAGGCCGACACCAAAGCTCGGCCCGCGCACCAGGCGCGCAAACAGTTCCTCGGCCCGCTCTTGGCGGCTGAGTCCATCACCGTATTTCATGGTGCCCTCCTAGTTTTTGCGGATGGTGTTGACAAAGGTCACGATGGCGACCTCCAGGGCGGCGTCATCGGCGCCCTCGGCGATAGCCTTGTAGCCGGCGGCGAACACCTTGGAGATGTCCATCACATCGATCTGGATGCCGCTGCAGGCGCGGTAATAGATCAACTCGATCCGCCGGTCGGCGGCCTTGGTGCTGTTTTTGCGTGCCATAATGTTCGACTCCTTCCAGGGTTAGCGGACCCGGCCGTGCCGGGCCTCGGTGATGTCCATGCTCTCGGCGATCAGCCGCGAGCGGCGTTCAAACCCGGTTTCCTCCGGGGCCGGCTTAAACAGCTTGTCGACATAGGCGCGAGCCTGGCCGAGTGTCCGAAAGGTGCGCGCCTCGGGGCCTTCGACGATCCACGAGACGATGTGGCCCTTGAGATCCCATTCGATCTTTTTGATCTCGATGAGGATCGGGTGCTGGTGGTGCCCCGGCAGGCGGTGCACCACCCTGGCGCGGTAGTGGCCGTTGGCCACCCGCTCCAGCGGGACGGTGTAGGTCATTTTTCGGTTTCCTTTCGGCGGTCACGGCCGGCCATCCAGGCCGCGTGCGCCAGCGATGTGCGCGGGTAAGGCGCAGCGATACGAAGGGTCAGGCCACGGTGGTAAGCCGTGGCCAGCGAGCCGCTAAACCGCCGGGGTGGCGATGTGCGGTAGAGGTCGTAAAGCAGTTGCTGCTTGTCGTTCATGTTGCCTCCAAGCCGTCCTCGACCATGCCCTCGACCAGGGCGTCGACATAGCGCGGCTCGACCGCGAGCGCGCCGCCAAACCACTGCGCCTCGTCGGCGACGTGGTCGTTGAGCCAGTCCCGCGCGGCCTCGGTGAGCGGCCGCACGAGGAACAGCGAACCGTGGTTCTCGATGGTGAAATCGGACATCTAAGCCTCCAATGCGGCCAGGCCGGCCGCCGTGATACGAAACAGATCGCCGCACCAAGAGGCCCGCTCCAGCAGGCCCCGGTTGGCCAGCTTGATCACCCGCAGCGGCGGGTTCTGGCGGTTGGTGTCGGCGAGCCAAAACTGACCGGGGTCACGATCGTGACCCCGGCGGAAGTAGATCAGCGTGGCCGTGTCGACCTTGCTCATGGTGCCCTCCCTAGATGACCAGGCCGTTGGACGATGAAAGCTCGCTGACGTTGAGCACGTAGCGGGCTTGGAAGGTGCCCTGCGGGGTGATCAGCTTGCTCCGGTTGAGGTCGAGGTTGACCCAGGACGAACCGTACTCGCGGTGCTCGATGATCCGCTGCACCCGCTCGAATTGCTGGTCGAGGTAGCGGAACGCCGCCTCGGCCGTGTCGAACATAAAGGTGCCGGCGAAATGCGAGCTTTCGATGCGGACCCCGTAGGGTTTTGACCAGTAGTCGCTCATGTGCTTGCTCCCTCTCTTTAGCCAAATCGCCAGTCGCCGGCGACCCGGTAGCTTTCCCAGTCGCCGTCTTCGCGCGCGGCAAGGCGCCGATCGGCGGCGTGCTCGGCTAGCTCATCCTCCCGATCGTCGGTGACGACGCGCAGACCGCCGCAGGCGCGGCACTCTTCGTCGTAGACGCCGCTCCAGTAGGCTTCCGCGAAATCGGGATCCTCGGCGAAATCCTCGGCCGTCAGGCCGTGGGCGTCGATGTTGGGGTTTACCGTCGTACCCTCGCCATGGCAGACGGGGCAGACACGGTATTCACGGCGCTTCGTTTTCATCGCTGCTCTCCTACAGAAGAGGGTCGCCGCTAGAGCGCGGCGACCCGTTGGACGGTGGTTTGCAACTCACCGCGAAACTCGCCGTGTTCCTTCACGGTGAACTTGATGGTCAGCCGTTCGCCGCGTTCGCCGCTAAACCGGCCTTTCGACACCAGGCAGTTGCCGTCGGCATCGCGCATCGTCGTGATATTCATCACGCCGAATTGGCTCGGGAAAGCGAGCGACCGCACGATCGTGACCTCGGCCTGGAGCCGCTCGCCGATCGTGCCGACGTGGCGGCTCGCCGCCTTGACGGCGTCGGCCGCGACGATGCGCTCGACCGCCTCCGCGAGCGCCACCGCCTGGGCGTCGCTCAGCGCGTTGCGCTGGCGGGCCTTGGTGGTCACGTCGCGGATGAAGTCGCTGCGCTCGGCAAAGGCCTCGGCGCGCGTCAGCAGCTCGCCGTGCTCGGCGAGGAACGCGTCCCGGCGGGCCTCGCTCTCGGCCTGCGCCTCAGCGGCGATGACCGCAAGCTTGGCCAGCTTGGTGGCGCGCCGTTTGGCGGCGGTGGCGTTGAGCCGGTCTAGCTCGGCCTGGGTGAACAGCCGGATCGTCTCCGTACCGCGCCGGCCTGAGCCGCCGCAGTCGAAGCAATTCCACCCGGTGTGCGCCCATTTATCCGAGCCGCCGGCGCCACCGCAGCGACCGCAGACGCGCTCGCGGGTGAACACCGGCTGACCCTTCGCGTTGACGTGGTGGCGGCCGTTGTGGGCCGCCCCCTCGCGTAAGAACAGTGTCTCGGTCATTGGCTAGCTCTCCCAGATGAAGGTGAAGGCGGCGCGCATCTTGGCGCCGTCGCTGCCGCGCTTGACCGCCTTGGCGACCATGCCGTCGTAAAAGGCCAGTTCCTCGGCCGTCGGCGCCTCACCGGCGTCGTTGTGGTGGTTGTCCCAGCCGGCTAGCTCCCAGCACTCGGGGCAGAGCGGGGCGTCGGTGTTCTCGACGTGCCGCGTGTTGCGACCGCAGATCTCACAGTGGAAGGTCGACGGTCCAAAGCGGCGGAAACCATTGTGTCGTTTCATCGTGCTCTCCTATGCGCTAGGCGGCGCGGCTCGACCGCGAGCGCGCCGCGTCAAACCACACCGTGTTGTCGTGTTTCGGTGGGGCCGATTTTGGGTGTTGTTTCGGCGGGATCACGATCGGCGGCGCCGGCGTCGGCGGTTTTACCGCCGGGGCCGGTTTTGCCGCCGGGGCCGGTTTTGCCGCCGGTTTTGCCGCCGGGGCCGGTTTCGGTTTTGCCGCCGGCCGTTTCCAGAGGCTGACCCACGCCAGGTGGCTGTCTAGACTGAGCGGCGGTTGATCCTCAGGCGCGTAGACGCTCCCGTGGTCGCGGAGCCGCCGTGTTCTCCGTTCCTTATCCCAATTCATCCGAGCCATGATCTCTCCTATCTCCTGCGGGCCGGCGGGTAGAGCCGGTCCTTGATTTTGCGGATGCGCTGGCCCTGTTGCAGGGTCCAGACGGCGCGATCGAAGATCTCGCGCGAGACGCCGGTGCCCGAGATCGGCTCCCACATCTGCTCGACCGACCGGCTGCTGCCGGCGGGAAGCATGTGCAGGAACCGCTCGATGGCCTCGGCGACGTTTTTGGTGGCCTGAGCTTCGATCTCCCAGGCCTCCCGTTTGCGGGGCATTTAGAAATCCTCGACCAGATGGGCGTGCTTGCCCGAGCGGATGGCGCGGACGGCCATCTCAAAGCTGCGGGACAGGCCCGCGACCGTGCCGCTCTTGGCGAGGCGGATGGCCCGAGGATCATCGGCGGCGACCAGCGCCGGCCGATTGTGGAGCGCGGTAACGATCCACCGCGCCATGTTGAGTTTCGTCAGTTTCATCGTGCGTCTCCCCTTAGAAAAAGGGCCGGCGCGGGATGCGTCGGCCTCATGGGCGGTTAGGCATTGCCGATCGGTACGACGTTGGTCATGTCCGGTTCGCCCGGCTCGGCGCCGGCCTCAATGGCGCGGTCGTAGAGGATGTGCGCCACAACGTGGCGGATCTCCCAATCGGCGCCGAGCCATGTGAGCATCTTGGCGATCAGCTTTACGTCGTCGTGTGCGTAGAAGATGCTGCAGAAGAAATCGGCGATGGCCATCTCGCGGTCGCCGTTGGCTCCCTCGATGGCCTCGTGCATGTGCATTTGGAGATGATTTCCGATGTCCATTTTGGATCCTTCCCTGCATGGACATTCAGGCCGGCGCAGGATGCGTCGGCCTGTCGTTTCTCGCGGGTCAGATCGTGAGATCTGCCCATACCCCGCCGCCTCCCGGTTGGGCGGGGTTGGGCTAGGAACACGCGGCTATTTCGCGCTCCCGTATCGCGGGCCGAAGCTCAGGTCTTGCGCCTGCTTGGGCTGGAGCGTAGCCCCCTCTTTTTAGGGGAGGGTCGCTCCGGGGCTGGCCCCGCGCCACCCGCTGTTATCCCGGCCGGGTGGCCACCGTAGAGAGTCCTCGTGTCACTCCATATATGGGCACATGTGAGAAAGTATGCAACATCAAGGTCGGCGATAAATGGCCAAAAGCACTAACTTTTTCGATGTCGTGGGCGATTTTTCGACCCGTCGCGGCCAGCGCGAGCTAGCTGATCTGCAGGCGCAGATCGAGCAATTACAAGGGCAACTCGACGACGCTCGGCCGGGCGCCACCGATATCGCAATGGATCAGCCACCCGATCGCGCCGGTTGGTATCGCGTCCGCCAAGGCCTGTGGCGCAATCGGCTGACCGGGGAAACCTGGCGCGGCTGGCGCGAGTACGGTGCGCGCGCCGGGCACTACCCCGGCGCCGATTGGGCCAGGTCGACCGCGCGCCAGGCGCGTGCCGCCGAGCGCGATTATGCCGCGCAGCTACGCCAGGTCGGCCGGCAGATCAGCCAGATGATCCGGGGCGTGTTCCGGCCGGAAGACCTCAACGATCCTGGCTGGGACACCGTGCTCGACATGCTGCAGCGCTATCGCGACATGCTGCGGCCGTGGGCGCAGGCGGCGGCCTGGCGCATGCTCGCCGATGTCAGCCGGCGCGATGCCGCGTCGTGGCACCGGCTCGGCCGGCAGATCGGCCAGGGGCTGCGCGAAGAGATCGCGCGCGCGCCGGTGCAGGACGCCTTGCAGCAGCTCTATGACTACCAGGTCGAGCAGATCCTCAACATCCCCGACGACGCGGCCGATTACATCCGCCGCTCGCGCGAGCGCTCGGCCGAGATCGTCGAGCAGATGCGCGGCCCGGCGGAAGAGGCGCGGGTCGCCGGCCGGCGCTGGGAGGACCTGGTCAAGGAAATCAGCGACACCGGGCGCTATCAGTCGACCCCCGAGACGGTGGCGCGCACCGAGACGGCGCGCGCCGCGACAACGCTGCAGGCGGTGCGAGCAAAGACGATCGGTGCGCAGATGTTTCAGTGGATGACGGCAAACGATCTGACGGTGCGGCCGCTGCACCAGCAGCTCGCCAAGCGCGATGTCGGGTTTGGCCCCGGCATCTATCGCTACGACGACTTGCCCCTGCTCGATGACGGCCGGCCAGGCCTACCGGGATCGATCTATAACTGCCGCTGCTTTCAGTTGCCGATCCTGCCAGCGCTGGATTAGGTGTGGAGGTAGGCCCAGCGCAGGATGAGAAACGCGGCATAGAGGATGCCGCAAAAGACCATCGCTTTGACCACCAGGTCGAAGATCTTGTCTGCCATGGTTGACACCGATAAAGGGGTGGGGCGGCAGGGAAGCGCGCAGAGTGGCCTAGCGCACTTCAGGGGGGTGTACCTACCGCCCCCGGCGGCCTGGGGTGGGGGCACCCCGTGAGACGCGGCCGCCGTTTGCCACTAAGCCTCCCGTGGCGGAAAGCTAAACTGTGAGCGTCTGAGCGTGCGGTCCTCGCGCACCGCGTTGAGCGCCTCGATCGCCGCGCCGGCGATCAACCCGAGCGTCATGATATAGCGACTGTCGATGTCGTCCTTGTCGTTGGCCGGATGGACCGCCATGGCGATCTCGTAGATCCCGCGAATCAGTCGCGCGGCCTGGTCGTTGGTCATAAACATGACAATTCCCCAAGTTTCTACACTAAGTGGAAAACCCAGGCCCAGAATTTCCACCAGGCCCATCCCCAGCCTACGATATAAGCGGCGCCGCTGACCACGGCCGTGCCGACCCTCATCCATCGCGGAATACCAGGCAATAACAGACGCGCCGGCGCAGCCTCGACATAGACAACGGGAGGCTCCGCGACCGCCACACTCGATGGATCGCTCATGCTATCCTGCGGGAAAAGCGCCACCCCTGACCGGCGCGGCGAAGTGCTATAGCGGATGTCAACGTTCAACGCTAGCGATTAATTTTAACATTGTATGGATTGCCTTATCGTTGAATAAGGAGAGAGAAAATGCCGCCGACGTTGGACGTGAATGATGCATTTGACCCCTCGTTTCTCGACACGATCACCGTCTACCGGATCACCCAGACGATCGACAAAAACGGCCGGGTTGTCCGCTTCAAACGAGCCTTCCCCAATGTTGTTGCAGTTGTTACCGCGACTTCGCCGGCGGATCTGCAAAGACTGCCGGATTATGAGATGATGAATAAAAGCATCAGTGTATACGCCCCCGAGTTTCGCTTGCAGGGTCCGGTGCGCAGTAATGACGGGGTGCTGCAGACCCAGCCCGACGAGATCGCTTGGCACGGGAGCCAATTCGTCATAGTCTCGATGATGGATTACAGCGGATTTGGCCGGGGCTTTACGTCCGCCATCGCTGTCTCCCTCGATGCGGTTGACGCCCCGCCGCTTGGCGGTAGCGTTGGCTCCGCATAGGTAATCCTTCACTTTGGTGACATTATGGCCGATCTCGACGAGGTCGCCGCCGCGATACGCGAGCTTGCCAAAAAGCGGGTGCTGATCGGCGTCCCCGGCGATGCGCCGCGCGGCGACGGCGCGGCGTTCTCCAATGTCAGCCGGGCCTACGTCTTCGAGTTTGGCTCGCCGGCGATCAACATGCCGCCGCGTCCGCATATCGTGCCCGGCGTCGAAGAGGCCTTGCCCGAGATCACCCGGCGCATGGAGGCGGCCGCCAAGGCGGTGCTCGCCGGCGGCGACCCCGAGCCGCATCTGATGGCCGCCGGCCAGGCCGGGGTGAACGCGGTCAAGCAAAAGATCACCGACAAGCTGGAGCCGCCGATCAAGCCGCTGAGCTATCTCAGCCGCACCACCGGCACACTGGCGCGCGGCTACCGGCGGCGCCGGCAGGCACGCGGCGAAACCGGCCCGCTGATCTTTGCCCAGGCAATCGACGAAGATGTCTATGCCCAGGCCGAAGCGGAGGCCGCCTCGGCCACCCCGCTGGTCGACACTGGCAACTACCGCGACAGCATCACTTTTGTGATCCGCGACAAGGACTGACGCGCGCGAGGGAAGCGGCCTCGCGTGCGCGCGCGCGAGGGACCCCATGGCGAAGACGAACGGACACAGGCCCAAGCAGGAAATCATGCCGGCCGAATCGGTCGGTCTGCCGGACCTCGATCGGCTAACCCCGGAAGAGCGCGATCGCATCACCAAGGCCTACATGGCCGGGGTCGGCGCCGCTGCGGCGATGCAGACCGACATGTCGGACATCAACGTCCCGGAATATTACGGCCGCTCGCCCAACGATCTGCGCCGTCAGCCCTCCACCCTGCCCCGGCCGGCACAGGGCCTCACCCGCCGGCCGAGCCAACGCCCGGTGACCCCCGATGGCGATCCCGGATCAAGCGCCGAATAGCTCGGTCGAGGGCTATCTCCAGGGCACCCCGCCCGGTGACCGGCCTGGCCAGGCCGAGCCAGGCCAGCCGCTGGAGAATTTTCTGCAACAGGTGATCGCCGGCATCGCGGGAATCGAAGAGACGCTCGTGCGTCCCCGGTGGCAGGCGCAGCCGCCGAATTACCCAATCCCCAAGCTCGACACCGACTGGGCCGCCGTCGGCATCGTGCGCCAGCGCATGTCGGGCTACGCCGCGATCATCCACTATTGCGACAACCCCGATGGCGACGGCCACGACGAGCTGCAGCGCCATGAAGAGATCCAGTACCTGGTGAGCTTTTACGGCCCGCACTGCGACTGGTACGCGAACAATCTCACCGACGGCCTGAACATCCATCAGAACCTGTCGCGGCTAAAGCGCGCCGGGTTAGGCCTGGTCAATAACGGCGACATCACCCGCATCCCCGAGCTAATCAAAAACGAATGGGTCGATCGGGTCGATAAGCAACTCTCGTTTAATCGCATCATCGTTCGCGATTATCCCGTTTTAAATCTACTTGAGGCGCCGTTCGCCATCGCCACCAATACCGGCTATCGCGTTTCCATGACTGCCAAACCCTAACCGGGAGGCTCACAATGCTGTCGACTGGTCTTCCGATATCCCGCTATGTCTCGGTACAAGTCAGCTTGACGACACCCGGTGTCGTCAGCGACGCGATCAATACGCTGCTACTGGTCGGCTCGACCGACGAGATCGATGTCGGCGAGCGGATGCGGCAGTATGCCAACATGTCCGAGATCGCCCGCAGCTTCCCGGAAGACTCGCCCGAGTTTCGCGGCGCCCTCGCCTATTTCTCGCAGAACCCGCGTCCGCGCTATCTCATGGTCGGCCGCTGGGTCCGTGAGGAAACCCGCGCGCATCTACGCTGCGCCGTGCTGCCGCCGACCGAGCAGCGCATGCTCGACTGGCGCGCCATCACCGACGGCAGCTTTGTCGTCAATGTCGACAACAACCCGGTGACGATCAGCACGCTCGATTTCTCGACCGTGACCAACATGAACGGCATCGCCACCGTCATCAACGACGCGTTGACCGGCACGGCCGGGGCCAATGCGACGATCCGCTGGACCGGCTACCAATTCATTGTCAGCTCGACCACCACCGGGGTGGCGGCGACGATCGATTATCTGCGCCCGGTCGACCCGGCGCTCGGCACCGATCTCTCGGCGCTGCTGCGCGGCAGCGACACCACCGCCGAGCGCGTGGTGTGGGGCGCCGACGAAGAGACGGCGCTGTCGGCGCTGATGGCGATCGACGGGATGTATTCGAGCCAGTTCTATGGCGTCGTTGTCCCCGAGGGCGACGACGACGACCAGGAGCAGCTCGCGGCCTACATCGAGGCCTCGGACCCGGTGCACTATCTCGGGGTCACGACCTGGGACACAACCACCCTCGATCCGCTCCATACCGACGACCTGGCGGCGATCCTCGCGTCGTTTGGCTATAACAAGACGGCCGTTCAGTTCTCTACCACTAATCATTATGCGGTTTGCAGTTATCTCGGTCGTATTCTCACTACAATTTGGGCTGGCACGAATACAGCTATAACATTGATGTACAAGAGACAGCCTGGCGTCGGGATTGAAACCTATTTGACCACTAATATGGCGAACGCGTTGCTGGGAAAGAATTGTAATGTGTACGCCGGCGTCGCTAATGGCGCGCAGATTATCCAGGATGGCATGTCATGCAGCGGTGAGTTTACTGATACCATCATCGGTGCGGACGCTCTAGCCTTGGATGTGCAGCGCACTCTATTTAACGTTCTCTATACCACGCCAACGAAAATTCCTCAGACAGACTTTGGTATGTCGATATTACTTAATGCGGCCAATTCTACACTTAGCCGTTACGTCAACAATGGGTTCCTTGCGCCTGGCACCTGGAATGCCCCCGGTTTTGGCGACATCAACCAGGGCGACACGCTGACCCTCGGGTTCTATTGCTGGGCGCCCAGCATGGGCGAGCAAGAACAGGGAGAGCGCGCGGCAAGAAGATCTCCCTTGATCCAAATAGCGGCCAAATGTGCCGGAGCAATTCATTACGTTGACGTACTAATCTTCGTGAACCAGTAAACTAATTCTCGCAACGGAGACTTGCGATGACGAACCCCTACAATCCAATTTGGGGCGCCTACTCTTTCATGGATGTCTACGCCGTGATTGATGGGCCTGGCGCTTCTCACATGCGGATTAATTCCGCCGGTATCCCGCGTAATCCCAACGGTATTCTCCTTGGCGGCCCAATGGCAGCTAGCGCCGAGGAAGGGATAACCTTGGCCCTTCAGGAAGAAACCAACACCATGACGGTGGGTGCGGATGGTAGTGTTATGCACTCACTTCATGCCTCGCGATCGGGTACTGCAACGTTCCGACTGTTAAAGACTTCGCCATATAACAATGCCCTAATGGCCTTGTATAACTTCCAACGCCTTCAATCGAGACGGTGGGGGAGGAACACTATAACCATAGAAGATTTCAGCCGAGGGGATAAGTATGTACTATTGGGATGTGCCTTTGTTAGGTTCCCAAATAACTCTTATGCAAAAGTTGGGAACACCCTAGAATATGAATTCCATTGCGCAATCATGGATCCACATTTGGGCATAGGCGAATACCATTCTGGAGACTACGGAATTGGCGAAGCCTTTGCTCCATTACCGGGTGCGCCGGGCGGACCTATCATTCCATTTGGAGCAGGGGGTCCGGTTACTCCACTAGGCGGACAAGGGAGGTCATAATACTATGCTCAACTTCGACGAATTCGAGCCGCTCGTCGAAGCGGCGCAGACCCTCAAAAACCAATGTTCCCGCGACAGCGATAAAAGCCTGCACATGATGTCCGACAAGGCATTCTGCGCGACCTTTATCGCCGGCCGGCATTCACTGCTCGCGGCGCGCAAGATCTGGGAAGCCACCATGGCCCGCGCCTATGCCGATCAGCTCTCGGTGACACCGGGCATGGGCCGCCAGGCCGAGCGCGAGCGGGTGCGCGCCTCGACCCTGGAGATGCAGGCCGAGAAGCATCGCGAGGCGAGCGAGAAGTGCCAGGCCGACGGCGATCAGCTCGCCGGCGAGTGCCTGGGCATTCTCAAGCGGCGCGGTGGCGGACAACCGGCGCAGCAGCGGCCGCAGACCCCGGCCCCGCCGCCGCCAGCCCCGGCACCGGCGCGTACCGCGCGCTTCCGGCCGCCGCAGACCGGCGGCGACGGCGATGGCGGCGACGGCGAT